GTCACGTCGATGGATGGATTGACCCGTCGCCAGACGGCTTCGTCATTCCAATCGTCATCTTCTTCAATGCCGAATACAGCAGGATAGAAGGACGGATCAATTTTTGAGCCGTCCATAACCGCTTTAGCTTTTTGGTGGATTTCATAACAGATGCTCGTCTTATCCCTGCCCGCTGTGGTGATGAGAAAGTAGAGGGGCTGCCGTCTGGCGTCACCTGTGTACTTGGTCATGGTATCGAACAGTTCGCGGGTCTGCTGGGCGAAGAGTTCATCAAATATAAGACCGGAAACATTGAAGCCTTGTTTGGACTTTGTTTCCGAGGACAGCACTCTATAAAAGCTGTTGGTGTGCGGGAATATAATTCGCTTGGTTGACGGCACGAGTTTTGACAGTTTTGCCAGATCGCCGCATTGCTCGACCATCGCTTTGGCAGTATTGAAAACAATACTCGCCTGATTGATGTCGGCTGCACAGGAGTAGACCTCGGCACCCGCTTCGCCATCGGCGAACAGGAGGTAGAGGGCGATTGCCGCCGCCAGTTCCGACTTACCGTTTTTCTTACCGACCTCAACATACGCCGTGCGAAACTGCCGATAACCGTCCTCTCCGACGATACCAAAAATATCACGGATAATTTGCTCCTGCCACGGCATCAACTGAAAAGGTTTTCCATACCATTCGCCGGTGGTGTGCTTGAGCATTGATATAAAATTAACCGCAAAATCCGCTCGACGTACATCGTATCGGCTGGTCGGCAGCATGAGTGGTGTTGGTTTGTATTTGAAATCAGGCACCGTCGTCCTCCTTTCGCGCAAAATAAAAGACCTCCGAAGAAGTCATCAAAATCTATCTGTACGAGAGACAGCCCCTTGTCGGGGTGTCTGTCTTTCGGTTGTTTCGTGTTTAGTTGTACTTGCTGAGGATGATGGTGTAGACCGCCTTGACCTCATCGGTGGGTTTGATATCCCAACCCCTGTCGTAGTTAACAACGTCGCGGCTTTCGCCGACTTTGCGAATGGTCAACTTTGAAATGCGACCACCTTCAATCCCGAACGGAGAGCTTTCCTCATAATGCTTGACCCAGTAGTTGTACTTGCTGCCTGTCGATGGGCAGTAGATAATTCCTTCACTCCACATTTTCAAGTTCCCCCGTCAATATCAGATTTGCATATCGCTTGGTGTCCGTGGAAATGAAGTTCGCTAATTCGTTGAATCCCATCTCCATCGCAATTTTGAACACTGCTTTGGTATCGAACATATTCGTGCGCCCCGTGGACGCCACCTTACGACATTGTGCTTTGACAACCTCGGCTTTGGAAAGCAGTCTGATTTCATCCTCGCCAAAAACCGCTCCGAGATGTGAGCCGCTGTCCCAGATAATGAAAACCGTGCCTGTGTCGTCTACGAAGTCCACCGTTCCCGTGTCGCCGGGTTTCAGCTTGGCGTAGGGGTCAGTCATGGAAATCAGTTCAACACGAGCGCCTTTCTTGTACCTTGCCCTCCGTGCTTCGAGGGCTGCTTTTGATATGAAACTATTCACTGTCTGACACCTCCATTTTCTTGCCGCCTTTCCAGCTTGAATTGCCTTCAAGCCTTGAAAGTAATATCTTTCGAGCTGATTTGTACTCGTCGCCGATGAAGCCAAGGGAGAGCAGGAAACACCGCATAGCGTATTTCGGGTTGCCGTCGATGTCTTTTTCTCTTGCCGTGATTCGCTTCTTTTCAATTGCGGTTTTGCAAAGCAGGCTGATCAGCGTGGTGTATGCTTCTGTGTGTTCCGCATCAATCGTTCCTTTAAACCAGGAGAACTGAAGTGTGTCAGCGGTCTGCTTAATCGGCAGGTCATCTGTTCCGATCGACGCCTTGAGAAGCGGGGCTTTGGCATTCACCAGTTTGGAGAGGTTGTCGAGTTTCTCAGGTGTAAAGCCGTCAAGGGGTATTTCGATGGTCAGGCGGTCGATGAGTTCCGTTTGGTATGTGCAGCTTTCGGGTCCAGTCGCCAGCTCATCGTATTCTTCGGTGACTGCCTTGAAGCTGTGCAAACCGCAAAGGTTAGCGACCAGCTCCCGGTTGTCCTCGCCTGTGACCGTGCCGGTCTTGTCGATGTGGTAGCCGCCAATCTCGTAGGCGAATGTCGGCGCTCCGAGGTAATTGGTCGGGACGTTAAGTTCATGACTGATGGCTGCGACCAGTGATTTACGTTCAGGGCCTGTTACGTTGTAAGAAAGTCTCATGTACGTTTCCTCCATTTTCCTTGATTTTGCAGGGGTTTTGTCCTCCGTGCACTACATATATCACTCTGAACGCCTTTAATAGCAAGCTTTTATGTGATAATAAATGCACCGAATATCAAGGAAATACAGCCCCTTGTTATTGTGTGTATGACACAATGCCGCTGAGAATAAAATCATACTTGGAAGAGCTACATATTGTTTTTGACTATATTAAAGCCACCTCTTTCACGAGGTCGGCATATTGGAATACCTTGCCGTCACGCTCACAGGTGATGTCCTCGCCGCCGTTTTGCTTGTACTCGGCATACCTGCGTAAAATAACCGAAGCATACTTTTCGTCCAATTCGAGCATGTAGCAGGTGCGGTCAAGCTGCTCGCAGGCAATGAGCGTCGAGCCGGAGCCTCCGAAGGTGTCCAGCACGATGGCGTTTGCCTGACTGCTGTTGGCAATCGGGTATGCCAGCAGGTCGAGGGGTTTGCTTGTCGGATGATCGGCGTTTTTCTTTGGTTTATCGAAGTTCCAAATGGTGGTCTGCTTGCGGTCGGAATACCACTTGTGTTTGGCGGTATTCTTAAAGGCATACAGCACTGGCTCGTGCATTTGCTGGTAATCACCCCGCCCAAGCACGAGGGCGTTTTTCACCCAGATGCAAGTCGTGGAGTAATGAAACCCCGCGTCCACGCAGGCACGAAAGAAGTTCACCTTCTCCGAATCCGAATGGAAGCAGTAAAAAGCCCCGCCATCAGCGAGGTTTTCATAAAGATTCTTAAATGCCGACAACAAAAAGATGTAGAATTGTTCTGCCTTCATGCTATCGTTTTTAATTTTTAGTCCGCTGACAGATTCAAAGCTGACGTTGTAAGGGGGATCGGTCAGGACAAGATTGGCTTTGCGGCCATCCATCAGCTTTTTAACAGTCTCCGATACCGTGGCATCGCCGCAAATGAGACGGTGCCGCCCCAGCGTCCAAACATCTCCGGGCAAAACAAAAGCCGCCTGTTCAAGGGCTGCCGTAAGGTCAAAATCGTCATCAGCTACGTCCCCGCCGGAGTCGGCGAAGAGCTTTTCAATCTCGTCGGAGTCAAAGCCCGTAATCTCAAGGTCAAAGCCAAGTTCCTTGAGGTCGGCAAATTCCAGAGCTAAGAGTTCCTCGTCCCAACCTGCATTGAGTGCCAGCCTGTTGTCGGCGAGAATATACGCTCGCTTCTGGGCTTCGGTCAGATGCTCCACAAACACGCAAGGAATTTCGGTCAAACCTTCTTCACGAGCTGCCATAATGCGTCCGTGTCCTGCGATAATATTCAGGTCTTTATCCACAATGACAGGGTTGACGAAACCGAACTCACGAAGGGAGGAGCGAAGCTGTAAAATCTGCTCTTTGCTATGGGTGCGGGCGTTCCTTGCGTATGGCACGAGCCGGTCTATATTCACTTTTTCAAATCTTTCTGTCGATTTCATATCCTAAAACCCCCTGTTTGTGAGTAGTTCGAGAAAAGCGTTCTTTTCTTCGCCCCCCGTGTTGCTGTGGCGATTGATGATTTGCATGATCAGGTTAAAGTCGCCTTGCATCGCCTTGTAATATTGAGCGCCTGCCGTGACATAGGGCGAGAGCTTCAATTCCTTGGTCATTCGTCCAATTTTACGGTTCATGGCTTCGCAAGCAAGAAAGCCCTGTCTGTTCAGCACATAATCTGTAATTGTCTGCGGTGCGACATAACCATCACAGCCGCGAGCTGAGATATATTCCTCAATTTCATTTCGCAGTACATCTGCCGATGGCACTTCTTTTTCACATTCCTTCATCGCAATGGAGAAGTAGTCCGCCATCACATTTTTGGAATTGACCTTTTTAGGTTTTGGCTGACTGACATTATTCGTTCCGGCAGGTTTACCTTCAAGTTTTTTATCGATTGGATTTTTCCGAGGGCGGCCTGCCCCCGGACGATAGCCTCCGCTGGGCATATGCTTCACCTCCTCGGTTTGATTCTGGGTTTTGATTTTGATTCTTTGATTTTTTGATTTTTGATTTTTGAATAATTCACACGGCAGGCCAAGCGCGCTGTCCACCTTAGAAGTCACAGGGATTGAGACCGCCCCTCGGTCTGAACTTTAAAATAGTCGCCTTGCCCAGCGTGAAGTCTTGAGTGGCATTCCTGACAAAGCGCCATCATATTATCCCAGTCGTTTGTGCCGCCGTCGGTCAGCTTCACCTTATGGTGTGCAAGGGTGGCGGGAGTGAGCCGTCCGTC